GGTTCTAACTCCCGCCATGACTGGTGTTGGGATGTTGATTCTGTGTTTGGAGATTGCGTCATAATACTTTTTAATATAATCTAAACGGTAAAACTTGTCGTCATCTTGAAAGAGAGTAGCAGCAATCATGATATACATGAACTGTGGAGTCTCATAGATCTCTCCAGTACTTCTGTCTTGTACAAGATACTTATCAGTTACCTGACGTATACCTGCATAGGTAAAGAGATAGTCACGATCATGATCGATGAAACTATTTAACTTGTCCCACTCCTCATCTGTATATCTAGATACAATACCAGAATCATAGACACCTTTCTTAACACATCTATCTACATGTTCTTTAAGGATAGGTCGATGATCAGGATGCTCACCGTATACAGATTTCCTTAAACCAAATAGAAGTAACCTTGCAGCAACATATTGGTAGTTAGGATTATCCAACGTGATCAAATCATTAGCAGAACGAATAAGTATCTCTTGAATATCAGAAGTCTGAATACCATCAAACAATTGAAGGTTGGCATTCATTTCTACTTGTGATTCAGACACCCCTGCAAGACCCTTGCAAGCGTGCTCAACCATCTTATGAATCTTATCGAGGTTAAGAGGTGTATTCTCACCGTCTCTCTTAACAACTTTAATATCCTTACCGTTTGTCATACTCTTTTCCACTCTGTTAGTTTTACTTGTGCTTCTAGTCCTTGATAGATATTTGATTCTACCAAAGATTGAACATCATGTCCAGCTATTGCCATATCATTTATATCTTTTTGTTGTATATCATTTGGAAAGATCACTACCTGCTCACCTCTGTCGATTGTATTTGAGAGTCTGTTGACGATTTCTCTGTTACGAGGTTCGTTATCATAAACCCAAATATAATTGCTCCAACCAAACGTCCTACTATCAACATCGGAGCCAGCCATAGCAACCGAGTTTTCCAAGAGGGTTGAGTCGAATGGTCCTTCGACAACGTAGATTGGTTTGTTCGTATTGATCCTGTCGAGTCCATAGATTTTAGGTTTGTTTTCGTCTAGCATAACAGTAATATATCTCATCTTATCCTTTGGATTCAAAGATCTTCCTTGGAATCCAAACCACTTGTTTTCACTATCAATAAAAGGAATGATAATCCTAGGATGATCTCTCCTAATATCTGTGAACATAGGTTTCTGTGTGTTAACCCATGTACAAAACTTGTCGGTAAAATAAAATAAGGACGGATCTAATTTCCGTCCTACGATATACTGATATGCTGGATGTTCTGTATTTAGACTAGAAACTTTCTCTAGTTCTCCCTTCTTTTTAAATACTGGTTTTTTAAATTTTGGTTTAGGAACATAAGATCCTTTACCTGTTGTACCAGATTTATATCTCTCCATGATATACTCATCATAGAGATCGGGTGCCTGATCCTTCAAGAAATTGGGAAGAGTTCTACCCACTCCACAGTTATGGCATTTGAATACCATGTCTGCCTTTACACGAAAAAAATACCCCCTTGCTTTATTACGGTGCTTTTGAGAGTCACCACAATAAGGACATCGGAAGTTAAATAAATCGGATTTTTTCCTAGTAAACTTATCCAGTCTACCAGAAAGTAAAGTTACATAATGGGCATCAACAAACTCAGCCAACTCTATGGATCAGATTCCTATCCATCATACTACGTGCTTCTACGTCTGTCAAGTTTCTGAGGACCGATTGTCCGACTGGACTAACGAGGAAAGATATAATAGCAAGAGCACCACAAATAGTCCACATCTTCTTCTCCATGACCTGTAGACGGTCATCAACCTTGCGTATGTCTCTTTCACAACCTTTCTTTATCTCCTCTGCTCTACGGTTAACCTCACGATGGACTGACTCCACCTTCTCAAACAATACTGCATCTATTCTATCTTGCTTGTCAAGTTTCTCGTTATGTACAGCAAGAAGTTGCCCCATCTTTACAGAGTTTTCCTGTAGAGTTGAGACAACTTTTTCTAATCTTTCTAATATTGCAGAGTTAACGTCCATTACTGATTGTAGTCTTGGACATTTCCTCCAGTACGACCTTTCGCTTTCAGTTGAGCAGTCTTCTTCTGTAACTGTTTACGAATATTCTGAATCTTTAAATTAGCTTTCTTCTTTTCTAACTGAGATTTCTGACGAGTCAGTTGACCTTGCATCTGCTTCTCATCACTCTGCTCATTAACGTTGTTCATGTGATTCATCCTCTTATTCATAAAGAACTTTGCTGCATTACCAGGAAGAATTCTTTCAATTTTTATATCTCCTCTATAACGATAGTTAATTAGAAGACGTAACTTCATACGAAGTTCTGCTGGATTACTAGCATAAACTATAGTCTCTCCTACTTCAGGTAAAGATACTTTATACTGAAAGAGGTGTGACTTAGGAGCGTAACGATCTACCTTACTCTCCTTCACAGTTTTATTACCAGCCTTTAACTTATTACCAGGAGCAACAAGTCCTTTTAAAGCTTTACGCTTTGCACGCATACGCATGACAGGATCATATCCAGCAGTCGGACCCGTTGCGGTATCCCCACCAGTAAATCCAGTTGTGGCCATTTCCTCGTTCATATTTTATCCAGTTCTTCTTGAATATCATCATCAATAGGAATCTCAGTGAGCATCCCTAATGGATATTTATTAAGATAAAGAAGTATAGTTTTTAAAATACCCCAATACTCCCTCTCTAATTTATAGAAAAGTAATGGGGTGGCTGCGTCACCAAAAACATTATAAAGGATGATAAGATGATTAATGATCAAATGAGTCCTTAAAGCACCACCTCTAACGTATCTTTTCAGTAAACGTTTAAGGTATTTAAATCTCTTAAGGTCTTCATCAAAATCCTCACGTGTAACACAGTGAGGATTTTCATAATGCTTAATGGCGAACAGGATGAATGTAGATTCATTCAGTTCGTCAAATTTCATGTATTATTAAGTCGTAGTAATTGTCTTAGTAGAACCAGATCCACCTGCACCAATAGTATCACCTAGAACGAATACCTTATCGGATGCTGTGTTTGTACCAGCGTCCTTGATTGTTCCAGAGATTGTTTGAGCACCGATTGTGTGTACCTTATCAGCAGCAGCACATGTGAATGTAAATTCAGCACGGTTTGTACTTGACTGTGCAGCAGCAGTTGCAGTAATGGAAGCACTATCTGTAGTATTAGTAACTACAAGTGTTGCACCATTAGTAACATCTACTTTCTCGTTGTAGATAACAACAACGGTTCCAGTTGCAGCAGCAGCGTATGTAGACTCCTCAAAGAATACAGCAGTAATATCTGCAGCACCAAGGGTGTCAGTTCCACGACCACCAGCTCCCACAAGACCATCAACAGCTACCAGAACTTCATCCCAGTATGCTGTTTTTGCAGCGTTCTTATAATGTCTAAGTACCCATCCTTCAGCAGTAGCAAAGATGTTAGAAGGGTCTACACCACTTCCACGCACAGCCCACTTTGGCTTCGCTTCGTCTGCATCAGTTACACCCCAAAGTGCCATGTCATTAACTCCTGAATCTATTCTAATATGCTATTATTTATAAGAATTTAGGGTTCAAACAGCACCCAAATTCATAGCTTTTTTCACCCTCGCAACTAGTGCATCATCTACTTCGTTATCAGTAGATTTAGCGTAGTCTTCCATCATTTCAACAGCGAATATCTTCATCTGTTTCTTGAAAATCTTACGTACCATTAAGAATAGTATCGGTTTAAATAATATGAATAAGAAGGTCATGCGTAATACTTCACAGCAGCATCGTAATACGATCCCATGTTATGATCTGCTACTCCATCAAAGCGAGTATCCTTTTCGTCTTTTAATTTAATAACTGGATGAGTGTGTACATAGCCAGCGAGCCAAGGAGGAGTCCCAGGCACAATATCATCACCATGAACAAACCGAAGATGTTCAAGATCTTTAATTCTCCTACGTAACCTACGTCCACCTGGTCTTGGAGAACCAGCAGTAACTAATCCTATATTCTTATTACCTGCTTCCCAAAGAGCATCAGCAATAAGTGTAGCAGTAGCACCACCGAGAGAGTGTCCTGCTATTACTAATTTTCTTTTTGGATCTAATGCTTCGTAACCAATCACTAGTGATGCTAGTGTTCTATTAGCATTATTCCTAAATCCTCTGTGACAATCATCTCTTTTAATAAGAAACTTTAGATTTGTCACCCAATCTGTTGTCTCGTTAGTCCCTTCAACAGCAAGTATAGTATGACCTTCACACTTCCTACTCACTAAAAAGTCATCCTTATGAGGATAAACATCTCTACAGCACCGTAGTGCTTCAAGGACTACTTCCTTTGGTAGTGTCATTTCAATAAAGCAATTTAGCTTTATTTATCACAAATACTTTCAGATCCTCCCACAGAGAATGGATTGTATTTATCAGTAGCAATCCTATACATTTTTTCATGTATAGTTTCTTCTTCCTCTTGAGGCTCAACAGAACTAGGAGCTAAATCAAGAGGTTCATCTGTAGCAATAGGCATAAGATCTAATGGATTTACTTTATTATCAAACCAAGCATCATAAGGTATTTCTGGTAGAGGCATAGGTTCTAATCGTATTTCTTTTTACCATCCTTTATATAACCAGATCCTTTCTTATCATAGAAACGGACTCGTTTTTTAGCATCTTTAGCTTGAGCAGTAAAGTCTTTAAACTTTTTCTTCTTTGCTTCAGCATGTTTCCTTTCTGCTGTTGCAAGAAGTTCATCCTTTAAACTCTCATTAGTATGAGCAAAGGCTTTCTTCATAGCATCCAACCGAAGATGAGGTGGTAAGTCCACCTTCTTCTTCTTCTTTTTCTTTAAGAGATCAGAACCTTTAATATGTTCTATCTCAGGTTTCCAATCTTCGTTATGTTCCAAGACCCTTACCTTTATCGTAGTTGTCCTTACCACCGTATCTTGCGATAGTATTTACATAATCTTTAGAAGATTTAAATCCTCTCTTCTTAGCATCAGAAGCAGTTTGCTTCTTAGCATCTGCTGCCTTCTTGTACTTTCCAGTACCAGCATCAGACTTAGCACCTTTTACTTTCTTTTGTTGCTTGCTACCTTGTCCCATCACAGCACCTTTACCATGCTCCTTCCTGATTTTATCAAGAACGAATGCTAATGCTGCATCCTTTTTACCAGATGGTTTCTTAGTACCACCCTTGTCGTAACCCTTCTCTTTCTTAAGACGAGTTGCTTCGTTAAATTGTTTAAAGGTTATCACCTCTTCACCAACAACGGCTTTCTTAAGCTTGCCAGCAAACTTCACAGTATCTTTAGCACCTTTAGCAGCACCTTTTGCAAATACTCTAGCAGGTTGAGTTGCTTTCTTATGTCTTTTAACACCCTTCTTAATAGCATCTCTTACTCTATCACCTACACTCTTCTTACCAGTAGACTTAGGTGCTTCCTTCTTAGGTAATGACTTCTGCTTTGCCTTTGTCTTTGCTTTGACTCTATCAGCAGCTTGACTCCTTTCTTTATTAGGACCATCATATGCCATAGCACCTTTCTGTGTTCTTGGTGCTTCCTTTTTCTTTGCCTTAGGTTTTGGTGCTACCTTTTTAACTGCAGCAACAGGTTTTGCTTTAGGCTTTGCCTTTGCTTTTGGTTTAGGTGCTTCCTTCTTAGGTTCAGGTGATCCAGTAACCTTAGTAAGTTGAGATGGTTTCTTTAAACTTGGTCTCTTCTTAGGGGTCTCCTTATACTCACCAGTCTTCTTCTCTTTTCTCTTTGCTTCAGCAGCAGCATCCTTTGCAATCTGTTTCTTGATAGTACCTTTAGTACGCACGTTCATCTTACGTGCTGCTCTTTCTTCTTCCAATTCTAATTCTTCTTTCTTCATAGTGCTTGCTAAATTCTTTTCTTTTTTAGCAGCTCTCTTTGCTTTAGCAGCTCTGATCTTATCAAGCTCTGCATAGTACTTAGGATTATCTTTTCTCCTTTGCTCTTCTGCTTTCTTTTCTCTCCATGCTTTAGCATGTCTTCCCATAGAAGC